GGAAAAATGAACCTGTTGCACAAGGCTTCTTTGATTTTACAGTCAAACATGAAATTAATTTTCAACCAATTCTTGATCAAATCACGAATATTGCCCAAAATACCTTCACAGGTGAAAATTTGAAGAAGGTTCTTTCTTTTCTTTCAAAACTTGGAATTTGTTTTGCTTCAAATTGGAATTTGAATGTGATTTCTCTTGTTTTGTTTGACTTCTTGATGACTTGTGATATTCCTGTCACAAATGCTCAAGAAGCAATTAAACTTGTTTGTGCTGCTATTCCTGTTTTGCTTGGATCATTTAAAGCACGGGCTCAATCAAATGATGGTTTGGACAAGGAGTTTGTTGGTCCTATTGCTACAATTGTTTCAATTGTTGTTGGAGCTTTATTTATGAAGACAATTCCAAAAGCTTCAGAAATTGATGATTTTGTTGCTGGAACCATTAAACTTGGAAATCTCATGAGAGGACTTGATAATTCTTGGAAAGGTTTTTCAAAGATTATCTCTTTTGTTTATGATTATGCTTATGAATATTTCATTGGATATCCAAAAACTATCTCTGAAGCTGAGAAGTACATTGAAGGTGTTAAGGAATGGTTCATAAATGTCAATAATCTTTGTTCAAATGATGTCATTGAAAGATTGCAGGTTGATGCTCCTTTGTGTAGACAAATTGAACGTCTTTACTTACAAGGTCTTACAATTACAACAAAGAGTGCACATTTGAAGCTTAGTCCTGAAATGAGAAGATCTATTGAGAACTGCCAGAGAACTATTTCATCATTGAATGATAAGGTTTCAAAATCTGGAGCTTTTTGCTCTGGACCTAAAGTTGAACCTTTAATCATTCAATTGTGGGGTGAATCTGGTGTTGGTAAATCTGGAATGATGTACCTTCTTTCCGGTGACATTCTTAAAACAGAAGATATTTTGTCTGGAGGTGATGGAACCACTGGTGAAGATTGGGCAAATCAGATCTATCCAAGAAATGTTGAACAGGAATTCTTTGATGGATATCGTAATCAACTTATTGTCTTGTATGATGATTTTGGACAACTCAGAGATTCACAAGCAAAACCAAATATTGAATTTATGGAAATGATTCGATTTGGAAATTTAGCACCAATGTGCTTGCACATGGCTGCACTTGAACAAAAGGACAAAACTTACTTTTCATCAAAGTGCGTCATTCTTTCTTCAAATTGCAGGGAATACCAAATCGAATCTTTGATTTCAAAAGATGCTTTCATGAGAAGAATTGATCTTTCAATTGAAGTTCGTGTTGCTGAGAAATGGAGGCTTCCAAATTCTGATAAATTGGATACTGCAAAAGTTGTTGAACATTTCAAGTCTCCTTTAGTTCCAGAAGTTTATGAATGTAGGATTTGGAAAGATAATGCTCCTAGCCCTATTTGGATTTCTTATCCTGCCCTTCAAACTATTATCACAAGAACTTATGCTTCAAAAATGAATCGTCATTACGAACTTACAGCTGTTCTTTCTGAATATATGAAAGTTCCTTTGAAGCACGATGTTTTTGTTGGTAAGATTCAAAAGGAGTTGGAAAAGAAGAACAAAGTTGAAAAGCTTGAACATTACACAATGGAGGAATTGGAGAAACAAGCTCAATCACTTGATGATGATGATGATTTTCATGATGCAATTGAACAAAATTGCGTTCCACATTTTCCTGAGTATATGAGAAATTGTGCTTTGAAGAATCGTACATTGTGGAAGAGAAATGTTAAGGTTGGTAAAGTAGTTGAAGAAATCATTTATCTCAACCTTATCAATGGAAACTTTAACAATGTCGATTGTTCTTTCCACAATTTTCCTGAAGCTCTTGAAGATGCTCTGCAATCATTTCGCGGTGATTGGTCACTTGTTTTGAAGTTTCTTTCTTCTCATTTGAGTTTTTTAACACTCAAAACTCAATTCGTTTTGGCCTCACCTCAATTCAAGAATATTCTTTCAAATGCTGAAACTGCTATTGATTTCTTTAGAAGTGGTGATTTCAAGTGTGAAAATTTTCAATGTTGGCATCCTAGTATTGAAAAGGATCAATTTGGCTTCCAAGAAGGTTGTCAGAGAGATTTTATTGCTTTTTGTCAATTGCAAGGAAACCAACATTTTGGATTTGTCTATGATGATTTTATTTCCTTTGAATTAATTGAACAATCTCGTATCTCAAGAATTCAAGGAAAAATTCAAAAAGCAATCAAAATTTTTTCAGAGCAAGCTAAAGAATGGATCAATTCTGTTGTTAATTTTATTGCTGCAAATCCTGAGGCTGTAATTATCGGTACATATTGCACTATGGCTCTCAGCCTTATTGGATTTGCTGCTTGGCAAATGAACAAGGAAGAAGATCTTCGTCGAAATGAACAGTTGCAATATGCCATCAAACAATTTGAAGAGGCTAGAGAACGTTATATTTTGGCTCGTGATAATCTCATGAAAGTTGAAGCTGAAATTTCACCATTGTCACACAAACATGAAGGATTGCTTCTTGGGACAAGTGTCAGACATGCTCATGAATGTGAAAAGTGTGGAGTTATTTTCTTCCACAAACATATTATCAAGGATCCTGAATATTCAGAGAAGAACTATGAACACCTTTGTCAGAATTGTCGTACTTCATCTGAATTTCAATCTGGAGACAATGTTACAACTCACAAATCTGTGGTCAGAACTGAATTTCAATCTGGTGACAATGTTACCACACATAAATCAGTGGTTCGCACTGAAAATCAATCAGGAGACAGTGTTACAACACATAAGAATGTGATTAAAACCGAGAATCAGTCTGGTGACAATGTTACCACACACAAAAATGTTGTTAAGACTGAATCAATTTTTAACAAATTCTTGCGTGAAGTTATGAATGAATCAAACATTGTTGATGATGATTTTTTTGAAGATTTTACTGCCCAACAGATTAAACAAGAAAATCAAATCTCAGCTGAATTAGCCATTGATCCAAATGCAATGACATTGAGTCGTAAGGTTTACACTAACACTTACATGATTTCTACAAGAAGAAATGAAAGCGAAAATTGGACTCAGCATGTTAATTGTGTTTTTATTCGTGGACGTACAGCTTTGACTGTTGGTCATCTTGCTCCAACTCTTTGTGAACGTGTCAATGGTCAGATTAAGATCAATGGACCATTTAAACCTGAAGGCTACATTCTTCCAATTAGCTCTCTTAGGTTCAAGAAGTTGAATTATGCTGATGGAACTACTAAGGACATGATGCTTATCATTTTTCCTTCAAATGTTCATGACCATCAGGATATTATGAGTAGTTTGGCTGATTCAGAAACAATGTCGAAGTTTAAAACTGCACCTTCAATGTTGATTACACCAACAGTTATTAAGGACAAGGCAATCTTTAATCAAAGGTTTGCTGATGTTCATGCTATGGATAATGAACTTTCTTATCGTCATGAAGGTTCTGAAGGTGGAAGAATTAGAATTAGACAACACTATCTTTATACGATGCAAACAACAAATGGAGATTGTGGTTCGTTTTTGGTTTTAATGTCAAACTATTTACCTAAGAAGATTATTGGAATGCATGTTGCTGGTGACGCTCTTGGAAGAGGATATGCAACTCCAATCAATGTTAGGGACATTGAAGAAGCACTCAAAGACATTCCTTTGGAAGCACAAATTAAGATGGATTTGTCAATTTATGAAAAGGATGAAGCTGAACTTTCTTCAACGCCTGAAGGTGATTTTACACCTGCTATCAAATCAAAGATTATGATTGCAACACCCACAAACACTGCATTGCGCCATTCACCAATTTATGGAAAGGTTCTTGAACCAATTACTGCACCATCTGCTTTAAGCAGAAGAGTTAAATTGGAAAATGGCACAATTCATGATCCAGTGTTAGCAGGTTTGAAGAAAACTGGCAAAATTCCACCATATATTGATCCAGACTTGATTGAAGCTGCTTGTAACGATG